CTAGGATGCCATACGCAAACTCCGCCGCAATCCCTTGGTCAGCGGAACTCCGTAGCCGATGAGGCAAAACTGATCGAGTGCAAAAAGCACTACGCTCTCTAGCCCCTTGCCCAACGCGCATCGCGCCTCTTTCGGCCACGTGGTCGTAGAATCGCCGATCCCAACCAGGTGACTGCGCTGCGTTTGCGGAAACCCGAACGAATCGTCAATAGTTTGTTCGCACTGATTCAGGTTGCGTCCCAGCGTGTAACCGAAGCACTCCGTCTTCAAGCAGGTCAGCGTCGACGGCGTCCAAGCGCTCACAGGAAAGTTGATCGCCTGATTAAAAGCAGTCGCGTTCACGTCCGTCGGATAAAGAACCTCGAAGCGGCAACTGGGCTGTCGCGACCGAACGTAATTCATCATAGTAGTCGTGAAATTCCCGAGGACCGCGGCGAGAAAAGCTGTCTCCTGCGGATAGGCGGCCGGACTCACCGAGTTTGTCGTAATCTGCGCCATCGGCCGGCCGTACTGCGCCTGAAATTGCGCCGCCGCCCAAGAATCGTAAAAAGGCATCCCGTGAAAATCGACATATCCCGGACCGGGCAACATGCCGTTGTTCGGAAAATACCACCACTGCACCTCTCCGAATTGAAGATATGGCTGCAGCCCCGCGTTCGCCTGAATGGTGGCGAGTTCCGCATACACTTCTTGCCAGAATGCCAGGCTGGCCGGCGAGAAATTCGTCTGCAAGGATGGAGTGGGAAGCAGGATCGGATCTCCGAGCGGACCTCGTTGCGCAATGCCCGCGGCGGGTGACGGATCGCCAAATTGCAATTCCATGCTAAACGCCGCGGCGCCATCCAGTCCATAGCCCTTCAGCGCGGTAAAGTAGGCGAGGGTCCAATCGCGCGCCGCCCGATTCAACCGCGGCATCGCGTTCAAGTCCGTAAGCCAGGTCCCGTCCACTCCTCCAGAGAACTGCGGGCCAGTCGGATTCAACTGCCAGACTGCTGGAGCGGACGAACTCGCCGTTAGCGTGATGCTATTTCCCGCCGTACCCATCGAGCGCGAATAAATCGTGAGCACATTTCCAGTCGCGCTTGCCCAAAAGCTCATGTAGCCGCGATTCAACTCGTTCGCGAATGCCAAAGCGAGCGTCGAGGCCGTATCGCCCATATGCGCGAGTTTCGTCAGCACGGTACCACCTACGGTAGTGGTCACCGAATTCGTTACGCTCGGATTCGTGTCCGGTCCGCCCGTGAAAGTCACCTTTCCCGAGGCATACATCTGTCCCGGCATGGTGAGTTCATAAAACCACAGCGCGCCCAGGTAGTGATTTGCCCGCCCTGCAAACCCGAGCGTATCGATGAACCACGCCGTCCTCTCCGCCGGAAGCGCAAGCGAGTGATCCGTGTCCCAATCAGTAGCCGCAGTCATTTGTGGCTGGACGGTGAAGCTCGGCATTGTGGTCGCCGGAACAGCCGCTTCGACGAAATCGAGGTACAAATCGGCATTAGCCGGACCTTGATGCGTAATCGTCAGCCTGTGATTGCCCGCCGCGTACTGGCCGACCGGCCACCGGATCAGCACGTCTTCACCGCTTTTCAAGAGATTGGCCGCGCCCGCGCTGTGCCCATCCACCGTGATCGCCGCCGTCGCCCCGTTCCCGGTGTAGCGCAGCCCCAGATACAAGGTGTGTGCCGCTGGAGCTTCGTACACGCACTGCGCCGAACTGCCCGGCGACTGTGTATATTGAATCGTCCCACCCGAATAATTTCCTCGCAGCATCGTCCATGCGCCCGTGTACGTCAACGCAGAGGAATCGTTCTCTAAACGTCGGCTTCCCGGCCCCGCCACAGAATAAGCACGATTGGTTCCTGTAACGGTCCAGTTCGTCACCTGCACCTGGAACTCGCTTCGTGCGTACGCGCCGGCCTGCAAGTCCGCCGCGTAGGTCCACCTCAATCGGCGAACGTGATTCGGATTAACAATCGGATGGAGCGTCGTGTAGTCCGGATCGATGTAGCCCTGAAGCGAGTTGAACGCAATCGTAATCTTCCACTGCGTGGGCGAAGTGCCATTCGCAAACTGTTTAGTCGGCGCGTCCCAGCTCAGCGTCGAAGCGCCGCCGGTCGCCGAGCACGCATACGAATACAGCGCAAAGCGGTTTCCATTCACGCCCGTCGTGCTCGATCCGATCGCCGCCCCGCCCGTATAATACACGCGAATCGTCGATCCGGTCCGCGTCGCCCTCAATAGCGCCGTCGACGCAAACGCGAGGACTATCTGATCGAGGACCCCTCCAATCGACCCTTCCCATCCGCCAATTTGATACGTGACGTGTTCGTTCAGATACGCCAGCCCCACAAAGTCGCCCGTGGTTAACGTGCCCGACAACGTGAAGTCAGCGTACGCTTCGGCGTAAGCCCCCTGGACTGGAGTCGCCAGCGGAGCCAGCGGCACCTGATAAACCTGCTCGGTTCCGCTCGCATCTGGCGCCCACACCCGCAAAAACGGCCAGCTCACGGTGTGATACAAATCTGAATCCAACGGGATACAGTTGGTCCGAGTTTCGTTGTACGTCAGCGTAAGCCCGCTCAGATCGCCATCCGGCAAGTTGCGCAGCGCGGGATGATCGTACACATTATCCCGGTTCCAATCGACCACAGCCCAATCGAACTGCTGCCGCCATGTGCCTGATAACGTGAATCCGGATGGAGAAGCATTGCTCAAGGCGGCGATCGCGGAGGGATGAAAGAAAAAGCACTCCAGATCCCCATCGGGTCGCAGTTTATCGAGCATATTACTCACAGCCTTATCGTGACCGTCAGATCCTGAGCGGAAACCGTATTCGCTGCAGTCGGAACAGACAGAATATCCAAACTCAATGCAGCATCAGCCGAAAGCGGTGGCAGCCCGAATCCGCTAACCACATTCGAATTTGTTGCGCCGTCCGCAATTGTCAGAGTGCAATACACAGTGCTCCCTTGCCGCAACTGCAACTGCACCGGTGCGCCGCTAGGCGCCGCGCCAACCACCGCAAATATATCGCGCGCAGCCTCTGTCGTATCGATCACCAATGGCGGCGCTGCATTGGTCTGAATCGCGAGGTATCCTTCCACCTGAATCGACAGTTGGCCGCCCGATAGTGTTCTCAAGCCTTGGTCCACCGTCGCTCCAAACGCGCCCACTGCCACCGGACTTCCCCCGATCGTGTTCGTGACGAAAAATTCGGCCGTCCCCACGCGCACGTCCGGCAAAAAGATCGAGTAGCCAAAGCTACCGCTCGCCTGGCTTCCGAAGAATCCCTTCACAAATGGCACGATCGTGACGTTGCGCTGCAGGTGATAAATTGGCGTTCCCGCGTTATGCACGGCCGCCGCGCTCCCATGCGACGCTCTCGTAACCGTATATTGCGTCCCGCCGCTTGATACCGCGCTCACCTGAAAAATCTCCGCTTCGATCTGGATCAGATCTCCCGGGAAAGCCGTTCCCGACGGGCTCAATGTGACCGTGCTATCCGACGTGCCGATCGCGGCAGCGAGCGAGAAACCCGTCGGGCTGCTCAGCTCATCCCAATAGAACAGCGAAAGCGTTCCCGCCTGAATCGTGTGCGTGTTCGTCAATGTCGTGAACGCCACACCGAGTAGCTCGATACTGCCCTGCCCCGCTAAATTTAGTCCGAAAACCGGCAACGGCGGCACATCCGTGTCGACCCCGCCGCCTAGCCCGCCACCGATCTGCCATCGCGTTACCGGATTCAAATCGTACGTGCTTTCTTGATCCAAAACGTTCGCGGACCGCCCCGATATTTCCACCGTAGCTCCCGGCCGGTTCGGTACGTCGATCTGTGCCGGGCTTGTCGAGCTTAGTCCCCCGAATTTCCAAGTGCTCTCGGTTACCGCGAAGAAGCTCGTGGTATCCGGTTCGACCGTCCACGGCGGATTCACGGTAAGTGTGGTCGCGTTGTTGCTTATCACCAGCCGCTCTTGCGCAGCCCCCTTGCCTTGGGTGATTCTCACCAACCCGCCTTCAAAATCGTTCGGCAGCATCCCCAGCGTGCTATTGCCGATTGTCGTCGGCGAATGGATTCCGACGACATTCTCCGGTTGCAGCTCGAACCTCCAGTAGAAATTCGCGTGATTATAATTGCCGTCCGGAGGCCCTGCAAGACTAGCTGTAGCGCCCGCGTCTGTATAGGTCTGCGCCACCGCGGTATTCGCGATCAATAACAACTGATATGGATTCGGCCCTCGATAAACGTTGACGCTTCCCGAGCCCTGGGAAAAGCTTAAGCCCGTCAACTCCACGGAATTCGTGTTTCCGCCAGCCGCAATCACGGCTCTTACGATAAATGAAAGCCCGCTCTCCGCTCCATTTCCATCCAGGGCACTCACCGCGTAGTAAAGCGTCTGCCCTCCGGCGAGCGTGCCGCCCGTCACGTTTACGGTCGGATTCAGGCTCAGCAGCGGAATATTCACTCCCGCCGCGGCCGGAACGGCCGGTGTATCGAACGCCACCCTCAACGTGACCGAGTATCCTCCATCCGCCGTCGGCGTCACGCTCTCGGTAATACCGAATTGCTCCACTCCGTTCGAATCCAGCACGCTCCCCACCAGCGGCCGCGGAAGCCCCCCCTCCGCGCCGCCTTGCCGCCGCCCTCCCGCCGCGTTCGCTCCCCCCGTCGTGTACCAAGCATCGTCGTGCCACTGCGCCGTCACTAAGACGGTTTGATAGTTCATGCCCGGCGCGAGCTTAACCACCCGGAGCGGCTGCCGCTCCAACCCCTCCTTCAAATATGTAACGCTGATTATGTCGCCGGGAGAAATACAAACGCCCTTCACGGTGGTCTCAAATTCGACGAAAGTATTGCCGCTGAGGCTCTTCGCGAGTTGCAGCTCCATCATCCGGGTCGCCTGGTCGAAGTTCGGTAATCCCAGCGCTTGGAAAGCCGCCGTCACTTCACGCCCCGTCAGCAGCGAATCGTCAACATCCACCAGCGATAAACTATCCTGCTGATAATCGTTGTATTCGTCTTGAAACTCCACCGTGAGGTGATTCGCGATATCGGCCCCGCTCTTCGAAAACAGCCGGATGTCTGGCTCCCCATTCGGCTTTCTCAAAATTCCCGAGAACGTCGCAGAGCCATCGCTGAATTCGTAGGCAGGCCAGCCGCCGTTCAGCGGCTGCGTGCTGTTGCTCCCGTTCGGCAAACCCGGCTGTTGCAAAGCCAGGGTGTTCTCCACTCGCAGCGTCAACAATCCACTCACGCCGAACGTCAACAACAACGACGACCCCAGCCGAATCCCTTTCACCACTTCCGCGGCGCTTCTCCTGCTCTGAATAATCAAATTGCACTCGAACCGCGGAGTCAATACGGTGTTTCCGTAAAGGTCGGTTGTCTGAATCGTCGCGCCGCAGTACGTCGCCGCGTTCGCGAAGCTCACGAGATCGATATCCGCCTCGGTCCATCCCGTGCGCCGCAGCACGTCCAACAAAACCCAGGCTGGATTATTCGTGAACGACACGCCGAGCGATGCCCCGGTCGTATCGAACTGCTCCAGCTTCATGCCTTGGACCAGAACCTTGACCTGCGGCAGCGCGTTCCCGCTGCTAATTGCGTTTGGAACCACCACGCTCAAATACGCCATGCTGCCGAACGGATCTCCCAGCGGCGTGCCGGCCGAATCGGTGAAGTCGTAATCGAAACTGCCCGACCGTGTCCCCGTGCTGATCACGTTGTACCAACCGGTCGCCGTCATATTCGCTCCCGAAACGCCCAGCGGAATCTCGTAGTCGTTCACCAGCACCTTAACGATGCCTTGGATCTCGCCCATCGAGATCAGCACTTCCATCCGCGTCAGATTTCCGTCGTTGCGCGCGAACACCACGGCGGGCGTCTGCCACGCCGTTCCATAAACCAGCGGAACGAAGTCGTTGTACAGCGCCGTGTTCACTGCTCGCGGCGATAAGTGCGTCCCCTGCTCGCCGAAGCTTCGCACCAGAATCTGCGAAGGGAGAAACTCGATGCCGCCGAAGCGCCGCGTGACATTATTCGACTGGTCCGTATCGAACATCCCTCGCGCTACGCAATTCGCCCGCGTGTAATCGCATGTCGGGAACGGCGTGCCGTTGTTCAGATTTCCCACGCCGCCCGCCTGATCCGGCGAGTATCCGCACCGGTATAGTGGCGAGTAGATTCCCTTCGCTCCGCCCGTAAGCGCCTCTTGCCGCTGGACCGACGAGGAAGGAAAAATCCACGCGCACCTGCGCTGGATTCGTACATCCGGCAGTAAAATGCGCTGCAGGTTCAGACGGTTCGTGAAAGTAACCTTAAACCCCGATTCCGTTATCTCATCGGCGGCATTTCCGACACCTGAGAAGATTACGCGCGTTTCCGATACCAGCAGCCCCGCAACCAAATCGAAGAACACTAGGCTGACCGTGACCCGCGCGCCACGAAATCCGGTCTGCCGCTCAATCTCTGAAAAATGCGAGTCCGCGTTCGCGAGTGTAATTGTGATCTTCGCCGCGCCGTCCAACCCAATATCCGATCCAGCCTGCAGCTCGAAAAGGTTGTGTTTCAGCAGCCGCGAATTATAGGCGTTTCCATTAACTGTAACGGCGTGCGTGCTCCATCGTTCAAGCGCCCCCGATGCCAGAGCGCAATCGAACAGAAACAGGGGCGTGAGTGCCGCTTCGTGTTCTTTCAGCGTATTGATCGTCGGCATCAGCCCTCCGTGCTCATGATCCGAATTGTCGCGTCATAAACATCGGTGCTCTGCGCCTGTACTGTAATTGCGTCCGTCGCAAAACGAGCTTTCAGGTAAACCCCCCCGGTCGCTCCCGTCATCTTGTAATCCGATGGCGCGGTTTGTGCATCCACCTGCATTCCGAAAATATCCACCGCTCCGCCTGGGTTCAACTGCAACCCAAACGTCACGCCGACGCTGCCTTGCCCCAAATTCACCGGGAACCAAACCCTCCGCCATTGCGTTGTAAGCGGGCACGGCAACGTGGCTGCGCCGGCAATCAGCGTTAGATTCGATCCCGCCCCGCCTCGCGCCCAAACACTCAGCGCATACCGGAAATTCTCCGGCACAGGTAATGTCTGCTGAACCGCTTGCGCAGCTCGCCCCGCGTTGACGATATGGGTTGCCCGCGTGGTCCCGAACGGATCGCTTATGCCTGATGTCAATTGAATCAGCGCACCGTTCGCCCACGCTCCCGCGCTGAAATTTTCGCTCTCGGCTAACAGATTTCCCGCAGGATCGACAAACGTAAATGTTTGCCACTGTCCGGAGGCCGATCGGAAGAAAGCCTCTATTGATGTCCATTCCGCCGCCGTCAGCCCCTTCGCCTGCCACTCCCATGCCCGCGCCGACGCATCCGGATCGGTGTACACGACCGTGCTCCCATCCGGAAGCGTGTTTACCACCGTTCTTAAATTGAGCTGCCGTACCAGCGGATACATGGTGATCTGCGGAAACACGGGCATCAGCGGTTCTCCCTCACGATTAACTCCGTCCCGCCTTGCCCTTGTCCTTTCAAATCTGCCTTAAACGCATCGCTAGCGAAACTGCAATTCGGATAAACACTCCCATCCCACGGATCCGTGAACGAAAAGCTGCCCGATTGCCCCGCTTCACTCGCTAGGAAATTCTCCAAATTGCTCAGCTCGGCCTCGTCCAGCAGCTCCAACTTGATTTGCCATTTGCGCAGCGGCGCCGCAAATGCGATGAACCTCTGCTCAGTCCCATCCAGAAATCGGTATACCTGTGTCGCAGTCTGTGTCATCCGGCTGGAAGGATACTGCGCGACCGCGCCGGTCTTGAGCGTCGGGAAGCTAGCCATTCATGGCCCCTTGAATAACGTCGTTAAGCACGCTCGATTCGAGCATCGCCTGCCTCACGGCCGCGGCGATATCCTGGCTGCGATCCAAAATCGACTGGCTATCCAACGCCTGCACTTGAACCGTGATTTGCGGTGCTGCCGATGTTGAAGTCGCATCTAATCGCGGCTGTCCCCCTGCTGCATAATCCGCGCTAAACGCCTGCGTCGGAGCCGCCTCGCTCATTCCCGCATTCACCGAAACTGACGGTGGAAGCAGAAATGGAGTTGGCGGTCCCGGCTGGCTGCTACCGCCTCCGCCAAATAAGCTTGCCAGGCCCGTAATCAGCGGGCTTAACCCCGTAAAAAGGCCTAATGTACTTTGTAGCGTGCTGGTCACGTGACTCGCCGTCGACGTTCCCGCTTGCCCAAGCTGGGATGTATTCTGATTGACTGCCTGAGTATTCTCGGCGAGTGTTTGTGCTTCGGCCTGGCTGGCTGTCTGCAACTGTTGCAATTGTTGCGTAAGCTGATTGAACTGATCGGCGACCGCGCTACTTCCGCGGGCTCCCGCCAACGAACCGCTGACCACCCCGCTGACCGTCTCAGGGGTCTTGCCCAATACTGCGTTGAGATTACTCTTCAAAATGTCACTGGCCATTCGCCTGCTCCGTCCGCCACTCTTTTTCCAAGATCAAAAATGCATCGGCTTCGCGAGCCGCCAACTCCCGCACGTCCGCTCCGCCCGCAAACTTCCAGGCAAAAAAACTCTCAACCAAGGCGATGCTCGCCGGCATTACAGCCGATTTTGGACACTCATCGGTCGACGCCCGCGCGCGAGTCCACACCAGTCTTATTGGCGCTCGTTCAGCCTCTGGCAAAAAACCGCACCGCCGCTTCCGCTCCAGACCCTGCCGTCTGCACTGATCGCATTTCCACGCCGCGGGATCGGAGTGCAAGAAATGAAAGGCAACGATCAGTTTTTTTTTTCGTCCTCGGTTAGTCCACATTCGGCGCGGATTTTGCCGAGAATCTCCATCGACAAATTGAGCGGCCCCCGCTCGATAAGCATCTGCGGCGTCGCGCGCTCTCCATCTATATCGAGCCCCTCGACCGCTTCCAGCCCCCACTCCAAGTACGCGCGATCGATCTCCGCTTGCAACACCGCCGCTTCCAGCTTCTCCCGCGCGTCGCTCCCCGCCTCCAGAAATTCAAGCCTCTTGCCGATCTCTCGTACTCGCCGCGCAAACTCAATCCGCCGGCCCAGTGAAATCCGCGCTATCCGATACCGCACGCCGGCCATTGCTTCAGCCTCAAACCACCGCGAACTCTCATACACGCCTGAGAGTGGGGCAGGTTGCCAACCTGCGGCAGGTTGCCAACCCGCCTGTCCGCGCGAAGACGCAGCCTCCATTCCACTCCCCTCGCCTGCCCTATCCGAATGCAACGTAGAGCTCATCATTGGCGGTCCCTTGTGCCCTGCTGTTCTGGAATTTCCATTGCAGCCGCGTCTGCTGATCGTCGTACTGCGGAACTTCCGGCACCATCGCCGGCATGTATGCAGCAAACAACTGCCCCGATTGCTCCCCGAGCTGGATCATCACGCTAATCGGCGACCGCTGCCGCGCGGCCTGGTACAACTGTTTCGTCTGCGCATCGTCCTGTTCGAAAATCGTGACATTCAGCGACACCTCTCGTGCGCCCGCTTGAATACACACTGGGAAATCGCTGCCGAATTCATGCAAGCGCAGCGAAATATTATTTTGAACCGTCAGCTCGGCCGACGTCAAAGTAAAAAACTGCACCGGAGTCGCCCCCATCCAGACCTGCCCCAAATGCCCCGGCACAATGGTGTAATCGAAACCCGCTGAGGAGGGCTCGCTCGGAAACTGCGTCAGGTTGGCTTCTCCGCTCGTGAAGCTGGCGCTGTCCATCACGTCCCGCGCCGGTCCACTGAAATCGAACTGGTGAAAATCTCCATTCACCTTGATTTGCACCTTATCCATTGCCGCACCGTTCAAAATTCGCTGCACCGCTGTGCTTGGGTCCCAATAATCGTAAAGCGTGACACTGCTTAGATCGTTCGCGACGGCATATGTCATCGTGTTCCCCACCGTGGCCCCGCCGGTTAAAAAACTGAAAGGCGCATTGATGAATAAAGTCGTGGTATTCTGCACGGCGGTTACGAATCGAATCTCTCCGCCGTTCGTGATTGCCTGCCCCGGAGCCAAGCCGTGCGGACCTGCAAATTGGAGTTGCGTCTGATTCGTGATCGACTGCACTGTACCGCCTCCAAAAGCCTGAGGAGCGGCGCCCAGCGCTGCTTGAAACAAGGGCCCATGGCTCGGCGCAGTGGAAGTATTCGTCCACTCCGTCATTGGAGTGCTCAGCTCGAACGTCGATGTCTTGCGAATACGGTTTGGCAGACCGATAAATGTGCGGGTCCCGGTTTTATCCTTACGCCCGGTCGTCACCGGCGTTTGCTTCGCATTCAGCCGCAACAACGGAATTCGATTCTGTCCCGTTATCGCCGCTACCTGGCCATAACTTGATTCCAAAGCGGCGTAGACCCGATTGTTATTCGACGATATGTAACACGACATAGTTAAACCCCCACTCGCTCCTATTGCGAAAAGTCCACTTCGAAGCTCACCTTCGCCGCCTGAATGTAGTTCTTGCCCCCATGCCGCACCGGCTCGAATGCCACCTCGTAGCCTCCTGTGTAATAAGCGCCTTCACCCCAACTCCCGCGGTTTCCGTCCAACACCTGAGTCACCCCGTCCACGTAGAGACGCACCTGCTCTTCAATCCCTTCAATCCGGTCTTGCGACATCCGTACTTCCGCCACCGTTCTAACAGTGCCTGAGAATTTGCGGAATTTTTCTGTCAACGAATTCTTCACTCGGTCCGTATACACATAAATCACCGGGTACTTCAACGCTTGTGCCTTCTCCGCAAGTTCGAACGCGACATTTTGATTAAAAATGTTCGCCGGCGGAATCTGCGGAAGCGGCACACCGGTATCGTCTGCCATTTGTGACACCACCGGCGCAATACCAGTGTTCGGATCGCGCAAAAACCCGACCATCTTTCGCGCTGCCACGCTAGCCGTTGTCGCCATTTCTTATCCGCGCCTCAAAGTCCGCCCGCCGATTACGTATGTATCCGGAATCTGCCCGTTTCCCACCACCGTCCCATTCACCAGACCCGTCCCCGGCAACGTGAAGCTGCTCCCCAAGGGAATGGGGGCCGCATTCTGCAACCGTTCACAACCCGCTGCAAGCGACATATAAACATTGAAACCAGCCGCCACCGGCGGCGGATGTACCGCGGTAATTACCGGCAAGCTCCCAGCGGGCGCGTCGTAAGTCGTCTCGCAACTCGGCATGCCTTCCTTACCTCCCGTGCCCACCCAGCTCACCCGGACGTAGTAAGTAGTCGCCGGAATCAAGCCCGCCACGTAGCTGAACAACGGTGGTTGCGCGATCGGAATCGGCAGCAGCGCCATTCCGATTCCGAACCGCAACGTGTGCTCTCGCGCGTTTTTGCTCAATTCGTGATATTGCTCAAATTGCGCTTGATACCTGTTGTTGAGCTGATTATTAAACGCATCCCGGTAAACCACCTCCAGCGTATGTACCGCATGCCAGCGCTTCATTTGAGGAGTAATGACAACATCCGAAACCCCGATCGTCCGCCGGATCGTCGATTGCGGATCGCTAGATCTCGTATGGTCCAGCAACACGTCAAGCACATCTTCTTTGATCTCTGTCAAAGCCAGATCTAGCTTTGCATCCAACTCGATTTTTTCTGTGCTCGCTAGATCCAAAATCGACGATCCATATACCCTCAAATCCTCGATGTTGTTCGGTCTGCCGTCCGTTAAGAGCATGGTGTGTTACGCCTTCTTCAACGGCTTGGTGGCGATCCGTGCCATCTTGTCCACCGCCTCCGCGGCATCGTGGCTCTCCTTCCACTTCCGTTCTTGCTCGGCGCGAAACTCAGCCGCCTCCTCTGTGCTCGCCACCACCGCCTTCTCCTCTGCGATGAGCTTAGCTGCCAGCTTCTTCGGCACCTCCGATTTCACGCCCGCTCTGCCGCCCTCTTCTGTCCGCCGGCTCACAACCACCACAAATGGCTCCGTGAGTTCCGCCTCAATCTTTCGAATCTTCTGGTAATAGACGCGTAAGTCCATAGTTCACCGGTAGAGCAGGCTTCAGCCTGCAACGGGGGCTTCAGCCCCCGCTGCAGACTTACCCGCCCTCGCCCTCTCTAGCTGTTCACCTGTACGCCAAACGCGTTCCGCAACACGCCCGCGCCATATAGTGCGTCTACCGTGAACTGCTGTGCCAAAGTATTCGGCTGATAGCTCATGGTGACCCGCATACCGAAGTTGCCCAGTTCTGCGTACTCGGCGATGGCGCCCGTCCCGGGCAGCGGTTGCGGCAATCGGCGCACTACCAAACCGACCGCATCGCGCCCGAATGCGAGATTGTGAGTCGTTACCGGGCTGCTGCCTGTCTTCGTGACGAACTGCGAACGGAAGATGTAGAAGTCCTTCATCTTGCCTACAGCGCCATCGATCAGCGCCCGCAGACCCGCCTCGCCGGCCGTTTGGAATTCGCTGAACCGGGGAATCTGTCGCAGTGTCGAATACGTCACCGAATCCACCACCAGATACTTCGCCGCGCTGGACGGCATCTGCGCTTGGAACAGAGTCGATTCTGCCGCATCCACCACCGCTTCCGTAATCGGCGTTCCGCCGGTGCCCACCGGAGTGTTCGCCGTAAACGATGGATACAGGCCCAGCAGATCCGACTCGATTCGCTCGGCAATCGCCACCACCGCCGGCTGCATGTAAAGCTTCAAAAGGTCCGGCACGGCCAGCACTTTCGTAACGTCCGGAATCTGGAACGTAGCTTCCACATGCGTATTCAGTACGATCTGCGCGTTCCCCAAATTCGGATTCTGCGTCTGCACCGTGCCGCCTTCTGCGATGTTGTTCGCCACCAGCGTCGGCGGAATCGGCACGTTCACCGTGTCTCCCGTCTGCGCCAGCACCGGCTCGTAGTCGCGATTGACCAGGTTGCCCATAACAAGGTTCCCTAAGAGCGCGGGCAGCGCATCCGCTGCCACGAGCTTGACAATCGCAGTCGCCACATTTGCTGAAGTAAGAATTGCCACTCGATTTCAGTCCTCTCTTCTGTTGTGTTTTGTTCTTCTGTCCTGCCTACATCCCGCGCAGCGTCTGCGACGCCACCCTCGCGATCTCCTGCCGCACCCGGTCTAACTCCTCCGCGCTCATGCCGGGCTTAATCTTGTCGATATCAATGGCCGCCTGTCCACCCGAACTTCTTTGTCCGGCGCTTGCCCCCGATCCTCCCGCGAGCCTCGCCGGCAGCAGCTCCGGATTCTCTCCAACGAAGCGCGTCAGATAGTCCTTCATATCGACCCCGTCTTGCGCCATCAGGCGGCCATCCTCGCCTCGTTGAATTTCGTCCTTCACGGCCTTGTACGCCAGCTCCACTTTCGCGACCCCGAGCTTCTGCAGCTCCGCGCGAATCGACGCGCTTCGCTCCGCCTCCTCCGCTTTCGCGCGAGCCCGCTCTGTTTCAGTAACGAGTTCATTCACCCTCTGCTCAAGCGTTTCCCGCCGGCGTCTCTCCTCCAGCAGTTCCGTTTTGTATCCTGGCTCCGCCTTGCTTTGCTCCGCCCTCACGAACTCCTGGACCACCGCCTGCACAATCTCCCGAATATTATTCTTTCCGCCTTCTTCGGCCATCTCTTGTTCCTTTCTCTTCTGGTGGAGCAGGCTTCAGCCTGCAACGGGGGCTTTAGCCCCCGCTTCAATCTCCCCGACAATTCGATCCTTCACGTCCTGCCGCGTATCGCTCAGATACTTCAATGCCAATCTCTTGAAAACTTCCTTCTTCAACGTCGGCGAAGCCATGCCCAACGCCAACAATTTCTCCGCGTTATCCAGCTCCGTCGAAAAATCGGCGATGTCGAACTCATCCATTCCTGTAACGCCGATCTCGAGAGCGTCCTCCCGTGCCGCCCCGATCGCTTGCAGAACCCGCCGGATCTGGTCCTTAACCGAATCCCCATACGCCCGTAGAACTTCTTGCGTGATCGAAAAATCCATCTGCTTTGCCAGGCCGGATTGCCTGCCGCCCTTATCGAGCGACCCTCCCGCCTGAGGCAAATAACACACGCGATAAATCTCCTCCTGCAAATGCATCAGGTTGTCCGAAGCGATCTGATAAACCTTGCCCTCCGGCTCAGTCCAACCGAATTTGTCCCCCGGCCCGAGCTGGATGTAGTAGCTCTCGCCGACCATCTGTGTCCATTCGCGATCGGAATAGACCACCGGCATCGCAAACAGCCCCATCGTCAGTGCCCACGCCAGCGCGTTCGATTTATTGAAGTGCTCCAGTTGCAATGAGCCCGCCCGGTTCAGCATCCATAATCCTTCCGGCATTCGGAGCCCAAACAGTGGCACTTTCCCGAGCTTCGCTAAGCCATGCGTGCCTTCATCGATCAACCTCGGCTTTTCGCCGGTCGTCGAATCGCCGGAGCTTGAGTAAACACGAAATCTCTGCCTGTCGTAATACAGCCACCGTGACTCAATCCGCCAGTTCGCGTCCTCCACGCGGTCCTGTTTCAACGACTTCGTTCGCAACACAACCCAGTCAAAGCTGCCCCGATCGTCCAAATTCCAATTAATGAGATCGTCCGCCGCGTACTCCACCAGATACGCCCGGGATGCGCCCACCGCATCTTCTTCCCCGCGCGTCCCGAACTTCAAGGGCACTCGTGGAAAATCCACCAGGACATAACTGGCACCCGTAATCAGCGCCTCAATAAACTGGCGCCGGAAAAAATCCGCCAGTTGTGTTCCCTTTTGATCGATGTCCTCGACCAATGCGCAAAAGAATTTTTTCGCGGCGTCGTTCGATCCTTCAAACGTCACCACCGGCTCTTGCCGGAACAGCGTCGCAGAGTACCAATCCACAATCGAGCCGATATAGTTTTGGTAAAACACTCGGTTCAACCGTTCGGCATACACGTCGCCGGGCTCTCTTTGCCGGCGGATCAAATAATCCTGGGCGTTGATCCGCATCTGTTCCCCGCCGACGTACAGGTCGCGGTACCTTTTCAACATTGCCTTCCGCGCAACGTAATCCGGATGCTCCCGGTCGATATCAAACATTTGATCTCCGCCTATACCAATCGCCGATTTCCTTCCATCGGCGCCGCCTTACTCTCGAATTCCCGCCAAACCAGGTATCCCAAGGCGTCGGAAAGGTGCGTTCGTTTCGCATCCCGCTCCTTGTCCACCACCTGGCTCCCCTCTTTGTAAGTCACCTGCTCCAGGTCCTTAATTAGTTCCGTGCAGCCTGCGTCGATCTTTAACATCCGTTGTCCGTCCGCCGCCGCCAGCTTCGCGTTCATCAACGCGATCCGGTCGCGCACCGGAGGATTTTTTAGCGGCACTTTGTAATCGACTTCTCCGTACTCGCCGCTTCGGAAAAATTCCCTCACCATCGCTAAATCCGATTTCCCCGTCGTCTGCATATTTGCCCCCGATGCGTCGGCATAAATCGCTAGCCCGCCCGAATGCCCGGGGAACCGCCGGGCAAATTCCTCGCACGCCTGCGATGTCGTCGCCCGGCTAAGTACGATTTCGTCGAGAACGATCACTTCCGGCCCCACTACCTGCGCCACCACCGAAGACATCGGATCGACGTTAAAATCCAAAGCCCACAGCAGCGGCCGCCACCGGTCTATGCTCAATTTGGCGACGTTCGCCTTTCGATCGAATGCGTAATAAACCCGCCCCGCATGCATGCTGACGTATTCTCCCAGCGCCTCCTGCTCAAAAAACCGCGCGTCGTAGCTGCTCCGCAATCGCTCGTAATAATCCGGAATCTGCTCCAGCAAAAATCTGTTCTCGAACGGCTTGGCGACCACCGTTTCATAGCCCCGCACCGGCTTCGCAATAAATCGCTCGTACACCCAATCGAATCCCTTCGGAGTCCACACCGCGAATCCGCACAACCGCGTCGCTTTTGGATCGCGTAATCTCCCCTCCAGCCGCAGCCATGCTCCCTCTGAGGTGTACGTCAGTTCATCCACTCCGAACCACGCCAGATTGCTGCCCCTCAGCCGCTCGAACTCTTCCACTGCCCTAAACAAAATTTTCGATTTTGTTTCCTTAAATAACACGAAATTCTCCGCCCGGTTCACCTCGTGCGGAATCTTGTTTTTCTCCAGCGCCTCAATTAACGACGACACTGTCGCATCGCGCAACATCGGATACGTCGGCGCCCCGATCAACCCCGTTCTCCCCGGATTTACATATGACAT